AGATCACGCAGTCGGACATGGCGTGGCTGATGGGGCTGGAAGACGACGAGGAAGACAGACCAGTGCCGAGGGGCTTCAAGTCGTGGGCGCATTTCTCGGCTTTTCGCTGGCACCAAGAGCAGAAGCGCATGGGCCGCAAGGTTCCTAAGAAGCGCAGAAAGAAGGCGGCATGAACCGGGCAGGAAGACGCCGGAAGGTCAGCGTGACGCTGGCCACTAGCGCGCATATGGAGCTGGCGAAGGGCGTCGTGGATGACCCTTACGAGCGCGGCGCTAAGGCTGAGGTGCTGGTTAATATCCGCGAGCATACCATCAGCCGCATGCACCATGCCGGGCAGATTTCCGACAGCCAGCGGATAGCCGCCGAGGCGTTCCGCGCCAACTACGAGCGCGCCGTCCTGGGCAGCCAGAAGGCCATTGACTACACCAAGGAGCATGTCGACGGCGGGCTGCCTGCGGAGCCGCTCACAGAAGCCGTCCAGCGGGCCACTCAATGGCTAAACGACGCCGCCAGGCATTCGGGGTGCGGGCAGACGGGTTACGCCGTCCTGACGCACGTTTGTGGCGAAGGGAAGGGCATTGAAGAAACGGCCAAGCTGTTTCGTTCTGCGGGCGCACCAAGCGGCAGGCAGGGTTTCGGCTGGGTTGTCGGCGTGCTGGTCGTCAGCTTGGAAGCGCTGATTCAACACTTGGGCATGGAAGCCGTGGGGCGCCCAAAAAAGCGTAACGCGCCGCCTTGACTGATCACCGACGACGCGCCGATAATTCACTGGCACACCTGTCTCCAGTGGGTTGCACCAACCGCGCCTTGAGCCCCTCGCTCGGCGCGGTTTTCTTTTGAGGCGCGCATGAAATCTCCCAGCAAGCCCGCAAAGACTGCCGTGAAACTGCCGAAAGGCTCAGCGGTTGGCGTCAAGCTGGTGAAGCCCACGAAGCCCGTTGGCAACGCCATGAAAGCCATGAAGGCCGGCAAAAGCGGCAAGGGCTGCTGATGGACCGTTTTGAGGCCCTGTTTGCGCGCTTCGGCACTGACGACGCGACTATCTGGGTTGCGGGGCTTCAGTCTTGGTGCCGGGAGCGCGTTTACGACGACGGCGCGTGGCTGGCCAGCCGCAAGGTTGAGCCGATTGCCTATTGGGGCTGTTGATGGCTAAGACGCCCGCTTGGACGCGCAAGGCCGGCAAAGACCCGAAGGGCGGTCTGAATGCTGCGGGACGCGCCAGCTACAATCGCGAGACGGGCGGCAACCTGAAGCCGCCTGCGCCGAATCCGAAGACGAAGGCTGACGCTGGCCGCAAGGCGTCGTTCTGCGCTCGAATGCAGGGCATGAAGGACAAGCTGACGTCCGAGAAGACGGCGCGCGACCCGAACAGCCGCATCAACAAATCTCTCCGCGCCTGGAAGTGCCGGTAGCCAGTAATTCCCCGAGAGGCTTAGGGCTGTGCATGGCCCGAAGGCGGAAGGCGACAGCAGCGTAACGAACTGCCGGGGAAAGCCGCTTGGCCTGCGTAGCGGGCGACGAATACAGCGCAATGGGCTGGATCCCGGCCGGCGGCGCTGACCAACCACACCCGCATTCGAGGCGAGCCCGACACTTCTGGCCGCTACACCATCCGAATGCCGAGACAACAATGAGCGCAGTAACAGACTTACTGAAAGTGCCAAGCAAGCCGATCAAACAAAAGATCAGGCTTAAGGTTGGCCGCAAGTCAGCATATTCCAAAGAGGCAGTAGATCGCTTCTGCGCCAAGATCGCAGAAGGATACAGCCTTGCAGACATATGCGGCAAAGACGGCATGCCAAGCACCAAGCAGGTGTTTGACTGGAAAACCAAATACCCGGAGTTTGGGATTGCCTACGAACAGGCAATGATCGAGCGGGGTATGCACTTCGGGCATAAGCTGACGGACCTCGCGGCAGGCGTGCTGCGTGGCGAGATCGACCCGCAAGCGGCGCGTGTTGCTGGCGACTTCTACAAATTCACCGCAATGCGCTTGGCGTCACGCACGTGGGGCGAACGCCAAACCGTTGAAATCAATACCAACATCTCAATACGCGCAGCGCTGGACGAAGCGCAGTCTCGCGTCATTGAGGGCATCGCCTACGACAAGCAAGACAGCGAGTTGTCTGCAGACGACGAATGAGCACTCCCTTTTCAAGGGCAGGACGACATCAGCAGTATCAACGGGTTAGCTGCGCACTGCACGCCTAGCGCACGGGTTGATGCCCGCTGCGCACGCCTGGCCGCCGCGAGGCCGGGGGGCAGGGCCGGGGCTCTCCCCAAAGAAATTGGGCTACCCCCGCGCGCGTTTTTTTATTTTGGCTCGCATGATCCGCTTCACCCACGACCCTTTAGCAGCTCTTGAGCAGCGTGTGGCGCGCCTTGAAGCGTTACTGGCTGAGCGTAACGCCGTAACGCCCGTTACGCATAACACCGTAACGCGTAACGCGGGTAACGCTGAACGCCAGCGTCGGTATCGCGAGCGTCTGAAAAATAAAAATAGCCCATCAGTGTAATTGCAGCCAAGCTCAAGGAAGCTGATGCAGACGACGGTTTACTCAGCCGAGGACGAGCAGCGGCTGATGTCGCTGATGTGGTCGCCGCAGATCAAGGACGACCCGCTTGCTTTTGTCCGATTGGCATTCCCGTGGGGGAAGCCGGGGACGCCGTTGGAGCACTTTGAAGGCCCGCGTAAATGGCAGCGCGAAGTTCTCATGGAACTGCGCGACCATATCCAGGCGAACAACGGTCGGCTTGAGTTTGAGACGTTTCGGTCGGCGGTAAGTTCCGGGCGCGGCATCGGCAAGTCCGCGCTGGTGAGCTGGCTCGTCATCTGGATGCTGTCGACGCGCATCGGCAGCACGACGATTGTGTCGGCCAACAGCGAGGCGCAGTTGCGCAGCGTCACTTGGGCTGAAATCACCAAGTGGCTGTCGATGGGGCTGCACGGGCATTGGTTCGAAATCAGCGCCACGCGGGTAGCGCCGGCCAAATGGCTGAGCGAGCTGGTGGAGCGCGACTTGAAGCTTGGCACCCGCTACTGGGGCGTTGAAGGGCGGCTGTGGTCGGGCGAAAACCCGGATGCTTATGCCGGCGTGCATAACTTCGCCGGCGTCATGCTGGTGTTTGACGAGGCGTCGGGCATCGACGACGCCATTTGGTCGGTCGCGTCGGGCTTCTTTACGGAAAACACGCCGCATCGTTTCTGGCTGGCGTTCAGCAACCCGCGCCGGAACTCTGGCTATTTTTACGAATGCTTCAACTCAAAGCGCGACTTTTGGCGCAACAGGGTCGTGGACGCGCGCGAGGTCGAAGGCACCGACAAGGCGGTCTACCAGCAGATCATTGACGAGTATGGCGTCGATAGTCTGCAGGCGCATGTCGAGGTGTATGGGACGTTCCCGAATGCCTCGGATGACCAGTTTATCAGCTCGCGCCATGTCGATGAGGCGATGGAACGCGAAAAGTGGAATGACGCCAGCGCGCCGGTTGTTGTCGGCGTGGACCCGGCCCGGTTTGGCTCGGATGCGACGGTGATCGCGGTGCGTCAGGGACGCGACATCATCGCCCTGCGCCGCCACCGGGGCGACGACACGATGGCTGTGGTCGGGCATGTCATCGACACCATTGAGACTTACCGCCCGGCCCTTGTCGTGATTGACGAGGGAGGCCTGGGGGCCGGCGTTGTCGACCGGTTGAAGGAACAACGGTTCAAGATTCGCGGCGTGAATTTTGGGGCCAAGAGCGCCAAGCCGCTCATGTATGGCAACAAGCGCGCCGAAATCTGGGGCGCGATGCGGGAATGGCTGAAGACGGCCAGCATCCCGAAGGACAAGTTTCTGAAGAGCGACCTTACTGGCCCGAAGACGAAGCCGGACAGCAAGGGAACGATCTTTCTCGAAAGTAAGAAAGACATGAAAGCGCGCGGCTTGGCGTCACCGGATGCGGCTGACGCCATTGCGGTAACTTTCGCTTATCCCGTGGCCAACCGGGAATATCGCGGCGACGCAAGGCCGCGTGTTTCGCACTATAGCGGCGTCCCGGCGGCTTCTGGCTGGATGGCGCATTAAAAAGGCTTGCCCGTGAGCGATGTAAGAGACGCCGGCAAGGTAGCCGCCGGCGAAAGCGAAATGCTGTCTACCATGCGCAGCCGCCTAACAACGGCAATGTCTGCCTACAGCGACTCGCGCGAGGACGAATTAGACGATCTTCGGTTCATGGCCGGCAGCCCTGATAATCAGTGGCAGTGGCCTGCCGACGTTCTGTCGACCCGTGGCTCGGTGCAGGGCCAGACAATCAACGCCCGCCCCTGCCTGACCATCAACAAGCTGCCGCAGCATGTGCGGCTTGTGACCAACGAGCAGCGGCAAAACCGCCCGACGGCCCGCGTTATCCCGGCCGACGAGAACGCCGACCCCGAGGTCGCGGAAATCTTCGACGGTATTGTGCGGCATATTGAATATATGTCGGACGCCGACGTGGCTTACGACACGGCCTGCGATAACCAAGTGACTTACGGCGAAGGCTATATCCGCATCCTGACGGAATACACGAAGGAAGACTCCTTCGACCAGGACATCCGCATCGGCCGCGTCCGTTCTTCGTTCTCGGTCTACATGGACCCGATGATACAGGACCCGTGCGGGCAGGACGCCGAATGGTGCTTTATCACCGAGGACATTCCCAAGTCGGAATATGAGCGTCTGTATCCCGACGCGACGCCGGTTTCGACGCTTATGTCGCAGGGCGTTGGCGATCAGTCGCTGAGCATGTGGATGAGCCAGGAAACCATCCGCATCGCTGAATATTTCTACGTCGACCACCGCAAGGCGACGTTGAACCTCTACCCCGACAACATCACCGCCTTTGACGGCTCGTTTGAGGACAAGCGGCTGAAGGCCGTTTACGGCAAGCCGCTGCGCTCGCGCGAAAGCGACCGCCGCAAGGTGATGTGGATTAAGACCAACGGCTATGAGGTGCTGGAAGAGCGCGAATGGGCGGGCAAATATATTCCCGTCGTGCGCGTCGTCGGCAATGAGTTCGAGGTCGACGGGCAGATTTACATCAGCGGCCTGGTGCGCAACGCCAAGGACGCGCAGCGCATGTATAACTATTGGGTGAGCCAAGAGGCCGAAATGCTGGCCTTGGCCCCGAAAGCCCCGTTCATCGGCTATGGCGGCCAGTTCGAAGGCTATGAAACGAACTGGAAGACGGCCAATACGAACAATTGGCCTTACCTAGAGGTCAACCCGGACGTGACGGACGGCGCCGGCAATCCGTTGCCGCTGCCCGAGCGCGCACAGCCGCCGATGGCGCAGACCGGGCTTATTCAGGCCAAGGTTGGCGCGGCGGAAGACATCAAGTCGACCACCGGCCAGTATGACAGCAGCATTGGGGCGACGTCGAATGAGCGGACGGGCCGCGCAATCCTGGCGCGCGAGCGGCAGGGCGACACGTCGACTTACCATTACGTCGACAACCTAGCCCGTGCAGTGAAATACGTCGCCCGCCAGCTCGTCGACCTCATTCCGAAGATTTACGACACGCAGCGCATTGCCCGCATCATCAATGTTGACGGCGAGGTCGGCATGGCGCGCATCAATCCCGCCCAGCCGGAAGCCGTTCGTTCCATTGTGAACGAAGAAGGTATTGAAATTGCCAAAATCTACAACCCCAACGTCGGCACGTATGACGTGCAAGTGTCTTCCGGCCCGAGCTACATGACGCGCAAGCAGGAAGCCATGGACACGATGGGGCAGATTCTCCAGACCAACCCGGCTTTGTGGTCGGTGGCTGGCGACCTGTTCGTCAAGAACATGGACTGGCCTGGCGCTGAGACGATGGCCAAGCGGTTCGAGAAGATGCTCGACCCGAAAGTGCTGCAAGACACCGACGACTCGCCGGAAGCCCAGGTTATGCGCCAGCAGATGGAGCAAATGGCGCAGCAGATGGAGCAGACGACGGCGCAAATTCAGCAGCTCATGCAGTCTTATGACATGCAGAAGCTGGCCATCGACGAGCAGAATGCGCAAATCAAGGCTTACGAGGCCGAGACCAAGCGCATCGCGGCCACGCAGCAGGCCATGACGCCCGAACAGATACAGGACATCGTCCAGGGCACCATCGCGGCGGCCATTGATATGGGCGACATCGTCCCAAGCGTGCCGCAGACGCAGATTTTGCCGGGGTTTGAGCAATGAGTTGCGCGGATCTGATCGGGCAACTGTTCTTGGCGCGCGATGTTGCGCATTCGGTGCACCTAAACACGCGGTCCTACGCCAAACACAAGGCGCTCGGGTCGTTCTACACCAAGGTCATCGGCCTGGCTGACGATCTGGCTGAGCAATATCAGGGGCGGCACGGCTTGATCGGGCCAATCGCGCTTCAGACAGCTAAAAAAACGGCCAACGTTGTCGACTTCCTTGAAGGCTCGCTGAAGGAAGTCGAAAGCCTTCGTTACAAGGTCTGCGACAAGGAAGAGACGGCCATTCAGAACACGATCGACGAGATCGTGGGCCTCTATCTCAGCACGATCTACAAACTAAAGTTCCTAGCCTAAGAGGAAATTATGGGCCTCAAATCCACGACCGTCTGCTTGGGCTACCAGCAGATAACATCTCTCAGCTCGGCCGCCGGCTTGACTCCGCCTCAAGGCGCAACGCTGGCCCTCATTGTCCCTGAGACGCAGGCCATTCGTTGGCGCGACGACGGTACCAATCCCACGGCGTCTGTCGGCATGCCGGTCGCGGCTGGGGCTTATCTTAGTTACGACGGCGATTTGAACCGCATCAAGTTTATTGAACAGACGGCCAGCGCCAAAATCAACGTCAGTTACTACGCATGATCCGCGTTAGAAACACGGATTTGACCGAGGTATCTATCGGCAATCGAGTGGCGTCTTGGGACGCCGGGCTTGGACCGGCGGTTATCTTTGCGCCGAGCGCATCACCGCCGCCCTCGCCGCCGCCGACAAACGGCATTCTTTTGGAAGATGCGACGTCTTTCCTCGTGATGGAAGACACAACTAACTACCTGCTGCAAGAGGCTTAAAATGGCGAATACACCCATATCTGGGCTGACCGCAGCGGCTAGTGTTGCCGCGACCGACGTTTTCCCGAGCGTGCAGACGCCGGGCGTTGGGCCGGTTAAATCTTCTGCCGCGCAGATCAAGACTTTTGTGCTTGGCGCAGGCGACACGCTGCCTGTTGCTAA